AATCTTTTATATCTAGTTCGGGGCGTATAGATTCTGAAGGTCGAGATACTTTTTATCCCGAAGGGACCCCTACGTTTTTTCAGAGGCTGGCTAATGAGTATGATTATCCGGTAGATATTATGCCTGAAAGTGGGATGATCGGTATTGACCCGTTATACGGGAGTACGCGATTAGATCGTCCACGTCCGGATTTACCTAACCCTCAAGAGCTTCGTGACACGCGGGGTCATATGCTTGCTTCGGCTTTGTTGGCAAAGCAGTACGGGCCGGAGACCGCGCTCAAAGCTGGCAATTTAAGAGAGATGTTCACAAACAAGTTACATGCTGCTATGGATAAGAGAAACAATGCTGTTGGCATTAACTTATTCAAGGCCGCGGGTATAAATGCTACGCCTATGCAACTCGCGCAGTCTGTGGACGCTGCAATATTTGAGCAGTTGGATTTAATTTTGGGTCGGGGACCGGGGGAACGTAAAAAACGTAGTGACCCAGATACTACGGTTCCTGACGTTTATTTTCCGAGAGATGAACAAGGTCGTCTCATTTCGGATCATTAGGAGAGACTATGGCTGAAGAACCGATAAATGGATACCAAAGTAGTTTAATGGACAATAATGTTCCGTCGCAAGTAGACGAAGACGTATTGAAGGCGGAGATGGAGATTGAAATCCCAGATTCGCAAAACGACGTCATGGCTATGATTGAAGCGGAAAATGTTGGCGAAATAGAAATCAGTGAGACGGACGACGGTGGGGTTGAGATAGACTTTGAGCCTCAAGACCAGCGTGGCGTGGATGACGATTTTTATGCCAATTTAGCAGAAGAGATGCCGGATCGCGAATTACAGCGCATTGCGGGGGAACTTCTTGGTGAATACGATGCAAACAAGGCCAGTCGTCAGGATTGGGAAGACGCGTATTCTAGTGGTTTAGAACTTCTAGGGTTTAATTACGAAGAGCGGGCACAACCTTTCCGAGGCTCCTCGGGCGTGACACATCCTCTACTTGCCGAAGCGGCAACACAATTTCAAGCACAAGCATTTAACGAGTTACTTCCGGCAAGTGGTCCGGTTCGTACTGTTGTTATGGGCGAAGAAACGCGGGCAAAGTCTTCTCAGGCGCAACGCGTCAAGCAATTTATGAATTTTTACATTACGAATGTTATGGAGGATTACACTCCTGACATGGATCAAATGTTGTTCTATTTGCCGCTTGCTGGGTCTACTTTTAAGAAAACATATTATGATGAGGCTATGGGTCGTGCGGTCAGTAAGTTTGTACCGGCAGAGAACTTGGTTGTTCCCTATGAGACCGCCGACCTCGAAACATGCCCTAATATCACACAAGTTGTGAGAATGTCTTTAAACGATCTGCGCAAACGTCAGATTGCAGGCATTTACTTGGATGATGTGGATGTTATTCCGTCACAACGCGAAGTTACGGGTGTTGGCGGAGAAATTGATCGGATCGACGGCGTAGAGCCGGGAACCATTGATTATGACTGTACTATTCTTGAATGTCATGTTGATTTAGATTTGGAAGGATATGAAGACGTAGACGATGACGGAGAGCCAACAGGCATCCGTATTCCTTACATTGTTACTCTTTCCATGGACAATGGGCAGGTTTTATCTGTTCGTCGTAACTGGAACGAGGAGGACGAGCGTCGAAAGAAAATACAATACTTTACGCACTACAAGTTCTTGCCGGGTTTTGGTTTTTACGGTTTAGGCTTAATTCACACTATTGGCGGTTTGTCACGAACTGCCACTTCGGCACTGCGACAGTTGATCGACGCCGGTACGTTGTCCAATCTCCCAGCGGGTTTCAAGGCCCGCGGACTACGCATCAGAGACGACGATGATCCGTTACAACCCGGTGAGTTCCGCGACGTGGACGCTCCCGGAGGGGCTATTCGTGACAGCCTTATGCCGTTGCCTTTTAAGGGTCCCGACCAGACGCTGTTTCAGTTGTTGGGTTTTGTGGTCCAAGCCGGTCAGCGTTTCGCGACGATTACTGACTTAAAAGTGGGCGATGGTAATCAACAAGCGGCTGTAGGCACAACTATGGCAATGATGGAACAGGGCTCACGGGTCATGAGTGCCGTGCATAAACGTTTGCACTACGCAATGCGTCAAGAGTTTAAGATTTTAGCACGGGTTATGTCTGAAAGCTTACCACAGCAATATCCTTACTCTGTAGCGGGCGCAGACGAAACAATCATGCGCGAAGACTTTGACGACCGCGTAGATGTTGTTCCAGTAAGTAATCCTAACGTATTTAGTCAGTCTCAACGTATTATGTTAGCACAAACTAAACTACAGTTAGCTACACAAGCTCCAGAGATACATAACTTGCACGAAGTGTATAGCGATATGTATGAAGCTCTAGGAGTCACAGATACGGACAGATTATTGAAATCAGTTCCAGCAGATACAGAAGAACCGCTTGATCCGGCGCAAGAAAACATAAATGCACTGGACATGCTACCCTTGAAGGCGTTTGAAGGCCAAAATCATCAGGCGCACATAATGGGTCATTTAGTCTTCGGGTCAAGTCCTATTGTGAGTGGGTCTCCCCTCATTGGGATCGCTTTACAAAAACACGTGATGGAACATGTACAGATCGCGGCTCGCGAACAAGCGGCGGTTGCTTACTTGCAACAAGTACAGCAACAGGGTGGTCAGCCTGCAAACGAAGAGCAGATGTTAGAAGTCGAGAAGATGACGGCGCAATTTATTGCAGAAGGATTACAGCAACTTAAAGAGCTATCTGGTCAACTTTCTGGCGCAGGCGCTCCCGATCCACTGGTTAAGCTCAAAGAAGCAGAGTTACAGCAAAAAGCGGCGGCCGATCAGGCAGACAACCAGATCGATCAAGCCAAGTTGCAACTCGACGCACAGAACCAGCAGATGCGTGGCGAGCAATTCCAGCAACGATTACAGTCACAAGAAGAGCAAACGGACAAACGTATCCAGTCTGCTATGCAACGTGAGCTACTTAAACAGCAGAGTAATAGAGGAAATCCGCAGTAACCATGTTTAGACTATTACTGATCTCTATGTTTATTCTTATTAGCGGCCATGTAGCCGCTGATGACACGATCCGTACTGATACTAACAGCACTATAACTTCTGACGGTTCGATGGATACCACCATCAACAGTCCGCCGCCTTCTGCGATTTCTCCGCAGATTAGCGCAAGCAACTCTGACCTATGTACTGTAGGTGTCGCGGGGGCGGTGCAGACACAAATTCTAGGTATTTCAGCGGGTAGAACTGTACGAGATATGAATTGTGAAAAATTAAAGAACGCCAAAACCATGTACGATATGGGGATGAAAGTGGCAGCCGTATCCGTAATGTGTCAGGACGAAAGAGTGTTTGAAGCCATGCTTAATGCGGGGACGCCCTGCCCCAAGGATGGGTTGGTGGGCGATAAAGCTAGACTAGCATGGGAAATGGAAGCTGTTAAGGAAACTATTGAGCGTGAACAAAATAATCCAATGAGAAAGATTTTCAATGAAAACGTTGAAACAAAAACAGGTCTTAGTGTTATTATTAGCACTTTGGCCTTCTTACTCTTCTTGTGATCCCTATAGTTACGGGGCAACGGGAAATGCCGCATCCACAGCATTAAGTTGGGGGATGGGTTCTGTCCTACCTGACGTTCCCGGTATAGACATAAACGGGCTCTTATATAGATACACTACTGTTAAAAACCCAGAAGACGACATGAAAGTGCATGTGGGCAATAAGAATGCTGACGGTAACGGCTACATCTTTCGAGAAACCGACGACTGGTCGGGAGTACCCGGAAACACAATTGTTAAATCGTTTTCCCTTTCTAACATTCCGGCTACTAAATGGGGTGACGGTTCGATTGACATTGAAGGGAAAGGTTCGGTCAAAGATGCTGTGGTTATATATAACTATAGGATCGACGAGTGCTTTGAGCCCCAATCAAACCCAAACTGCCCGGGGTATGTAAAGCCGATGCCTGTTCTCCCTGTTATAGAAGTGTATGATGCGCTTGAAGATGATGCTGTTGTTGAAACGTTAGAAGCTGAAGAGTTTCAATATGATGAAGATGGCAATCTAATTCTTTCTGAAGAAGAGGAAGAAGAAGAAACTAGAATTGAGATGGGTCTAACGGCGTCTGCCAACGCTTTGACCCTATTTAAGACACAAGGACAAGATGATATTATACTGGCTATAAACCAACAGACTAATATAGCTATGTATTATAACGCATCTATTAACGGAGGTGTGTATGCTGACGCCCCCGGTCTTGCTGACTCAGAGATATCTGACAACAAGAAAGCCTTGCGTAATAACCTAGCACAACAAATACTGCACGAACAGATGGTTGATATGCAGTACAACAATTGAGGTTTAATATGAAATATTCTATAGCAATACTTTCGTTGGTTGCATTTCCTGCATTAGCTAACGTCGAAATTACAGGTAGCGTAGAAGCTAAATGTGTTATTCAAACAACTAAAGCGGGTTCATACGGCAACCCGATTGCCAGCAAACTAAGCACCACTCCCGCTGACGGTGGTGTACTACCTGTAATGAGGTATGACGTTTCGATTGCTGATGCTTATATAGCTAGTATAACACACCCAACGTCGTTTAGCTCGTCACCTTCTCTGACAGATACATTAGCATGGACAGGTAGTACAAGTGTTACACAAACATCTGTTTCTGGCATGTCAGCCTACGAAGCCGCTAAGACAGTAGTTGGCAATACTACAAACTTTAACCTTACGCTTGCAGGGTCTACTTGGTTTAGCACTGCATCCAGTGCGACTTATGGTTCAGCTAAACCGTTACCGGGAGGCACTTATACGGCCGTCGTACAGGCAACCTGCATTGCTAAGTAGGATAATTACGATAGGCTCGCTAGTTACTTTTGGTGCGTCTGCGCACGAAATGACGCCTGCTTATCCCGAAGTAAAAACAACTCACATTAAAAATGTAGTTAAAGTAGAAATGTCTCTATTTAATTCTAGGGAAGAGATAAAATATTATCAGATTGATTTGTTTGATTTAAACTGGATGAACATTCCTTTTTCTACAACATATAGAATTATGAAAGTTGAGTACAAAGAACATAAAGCTTTTGATGTGTACATAAGAAAAAGAGATATGCCTGAAGCTGTGTATCTATGCACAACGTCAAAGGTAAGGAAGACTAACCAGTCCAGAACTCTTGTTTCTTCTAGGATATGCTCAAGGCTAGATGGTGAGCCTGCATGAGATTAATAGTAGCCCTTTGTTTATTATCTAGTTCTGTTGTAGCAGACAGTAGCTCTCTTTCGCTTGCATTACCCAGCCCGCCAATGAACTACCAGTCGGACTCTTTTTCTACAGGCAATACGCGGTGCAGTAACGCTGTAGGTGGCGGTGTGAACTTAGAGTACGGGGTAACAGGCGTACTATCAGGGTTAAATACTAATAGTCGGGGCAAAGATATAGGCGTATACGCACGTATTGTTATACCTTTGGATAAACCCAAAGCCCGCATTAACTGTGATGACCTCTATCAGATAGAGTTGGCGCAACGCAGACTAGAGATACAAAAGCTACGCGATGAGATAGAAGCACTGAGGAACTTACAAAATGCGGGCGGTGAGATGGAGTTTGAAAACTAATGGATACTACCAAGATAGCAGATAACATTGATGGGCTTGCAGATCGTGAGTTTAAAACAGGCGGTATGAAGTTATCTTTTGGGTCAATTATGGCTATACTTGCATTCTTATCTACAGTTGTAGGTGGGCTATACGGTGGGTTTGTGATGTACCAAAAGATCGAGGAGGTCGCGGGGCTAGACCTTGGAGCTTATCAACAAGCGATGGATGTTATGGATGCAAAAGTCACGGGCATTGCGGAAAAGGTAGAAGAATCCGTAGAATATAGTCGTGACATTAAGAACGGATTACGTTCGGACATATTGAGCATTGAAAAGCAAACGGATCGTGTGGAGGACATGGTACGTGAGTCTGAGGACAAAGTCCGCACTATGATCGACAACGCAGAGGTTCGCTTCGAAGCACAACGTGAACGATTGCGATCAAATCAAGATGCTGAGATGAAAGACTTAGAAGACAAATTAATGGATAAATTACAGAGGGCATTGGATAACCCTCTTTCGGACTAGGAGAAACAAGCATGGATGAATTTAAAAAATTTGATGTCAATGGGGACGGAAGCATAGACAAGGCTGAGTGGGACGCGCTCGAATATGAAGACCGTAAAAGACGTCTTGAGGACGAGGACAGTCAAAGAGATGCGCAAAGACGTATGACGTGGTTTGCCCTCTCAGGAATGCTACTTTACCCTTTTGCGGTTATTTTAGCCGATGTTTTCTCTTTGATTGAGGCCGCAAAGATACTTGGGGCTATGGCTTCGATTTACTTTGTGTCAGTAGCTGGTATAGTCAGCGTGTTTTTTGGAGCCAACGCATTTGCGAAAGGAAAAAAAGAATGATGGGATTAGGTTTATTAGGTAAAGTAGCGGATTTAGCCGGTGCTGTTATCGATTCTAAAGCCGTAGTTAAAAAGGCTGAAGCTGAAACTAAGATGAAAATTGCTACTGGGGAAATTAGCTGGGAGCAAGCAGCAATTCAGGCCAGCAACAACTCTTGGAAAGACGAGGCGTGGACAGTGTGCTTTATTGCAATCGTAGCGTGTTCGTTTGTACCTCCCTTACAACCGTTTATGAAAGAAGGCTTTGCTAACCTTGATGCCGCTCCGCAGTGGTTTCAATGGGCTATGTACGCAAGTATAGCTGCCAGCTTTGGTATCCGTACTATGAAAGGCTTTAAGAAATGAGTAATGCATTAAAGCTTTTGCAGGAAAAGTGCGGGTGTACCCCTGACGGTAGTTTCGGCCCTAATACAGCTAGAGGAATTGCTTCTCACTATGAGTGGACGCCTGAACGTGGCGCTCATATTCTGGGTCAGGTTGTTCATGAAAGCGGAACTTTTAGGTACACGCGTGAAAATTTAAACTACAGCGTAGAGGCTATGATGAAAGTCTGGCCTAGTCGTTTTCCTACGGTGGAGAGCGCAAAGCCTTACGAGCGTAATGCTAAAGCGCTTGCTGATAAGGTTTATAGTGGCCGCATGGGTATTCCCGAAAACGAAGGGCACAAATGGATCGGTCGCGGATTTTTACAACTCACCGGGTATAACAACGTTCGAGCTTTTGCTTCTGATATGCGATTACCTGAAGTCATGACAGACCCTTCTCTTCTTGAGGAAGACTATGCAATGGAAACCGCTATTTGGTTTTTT